GATCGACCGCGCGGAGTACTTCCGCGACGTGCATCTCCAGACCCCGAAGGAACTGCGCGAGTGGTTCTGCGGTCAGGGCTACCGCGACGGTTACGGGGTCGATCACCCCGAGAACGCGGTGCACTCGTACATCAGCATGGTGCTTCCGCGCATCATCCACGACAACCCGAAGGTCAGGGTGACGAGCGCGCGACCGCAGGTGCAGCGCACCGCGTGCGTGGCGATGAAGGCCGCGCTGAACCGCTGGTCGAAGATGACCCGCCTGCGCGGGACGATCGAGCGGATCGCGACGGACATGCTGCTCGGCTGGGGCGTGGCGCTGACGGTGAACGAGCCGAAGGGCGCGGAGCGGAAGTGGGACGCCGACGGCCCCTACCTTCCCCGCGTCTACCGCATCGATCCTGCGCGATTCATCATCGATCCTGCGGCGATGCACTGGGAAGAGGCGCGCTTCTTCGGGCATGTCTGGGTCGGCGACAAGGAGGATCTGCTCCGCCGTGCCGAACTCGACGAGACGTGGAACAAGGAGGCGATCGAGGGTCTTGCGACCAACAACGGCGTGGACGAGTTGCGCGACAGCCGCGACATCCCGGAACGCTACGAACTCGCGATCTACGAGATTTGGGTTCCGGAACTGGATCCCATGGCTGCGGAACTGATCGACGACGTGACGGACTCGGCGCTGTTCAACGGCACGATCTACACGATCGCCAAGTATCAGGGCGGGTCGGACAACTGCCAGTGCGAGTTCATCCGCAGGCCGCTGCCCTACTACGGGCCTTCGACTGGCCCGTACACGATTTTCGGCGCGTTCAGCGTCCCGAACGACCCCTATCCGCTTTCCCCGATCGTCGCCTGCCGCGACCAGATCGAGTACTGCAACGACATGGCGAAGAGCCAGCAGGAGAACCAGAAGCGGTACAAGCGGATTCTGGTCGGCGACGCCAAGAACCCCAAGTTCCTGCAGGACGTCGTGAACGCCCCCGACATGTATGTCTTTGCGGAGGCAGGACTTGACGCTCGCAGCCTGCAGCCCGTCGAGGTCGGCGGCTCGACGAACCAGCACATCCAGTCGGTCGAGACCGCCAAGGAGCGGCTGGACAGGGCGCTCGGCATGTCCGACGCCATGCGCGGCAACATTGCCGGGTCGGCGAGCGCGACGGAGGTCGCGGTGGCGGAGTCCGCCAGCACCATGCGGATTGCCCACCTGAAGCGTGCGTTTCAGGACAGCATGGATCTGGTGCTGCGGAACGTGGGCTGGTACATGTTCCATGACGGTCGCGTGACGCTCCCCGTCGGAGGGGAAGACACCGCCGCCATGGGACTGATCGATCCCGTCTTCGTCGGCGGGTTGAAGGTGGGGGCGTGGGAGGACATGCAGATCGACGTGGACGCCTACAGCATGGAGCGGACGAGCGAGATGCTTGCCCAGCGCCGCGCCGTGGAGACGTTTCAGGTCGTCACGCAGGCCGCGCAGGCCATGCCCATGATGCCGTGGGTCAAGTGGAAGGATCTGCTTGGCTTCCTCGGGGACGCCCAGAACGTTCCGCAGATGTCGGAGTTCATCGACGACAGCCAGATGCAGCAGGTGCAGCAGTCCATGGCGGCTCCCCAGAATCCGCAAGGGGGGGGTGTTCCGCAAACGGCTGCGCAGCCGTCTCCTACTGGTGAGGCTCCCGCCGTCCCGCCGTCCGCGCAGGCGGCACTCCAGAGCGCGCGGAGCAGAATGTGATGCCGTCATACGACTTCGTCAACTCCGAAGGAACCATCGTCGAATGCGTCTTCGCCATGCGGGACGTCCCGGCGATCGGCTCGACGTATGAGCATCCGGAGTTCGGCACGATCGTCCGCGTCGCCTCGGCGTCGCAGGTCAGCCCGAACTTCACCACGGGAACTTATCCCTACGTCAGCCATGCACTTCCGCGCAATCTGCCGGGAGTCAAGTGCGACGCCAAGGGGCATCCGATCATCCACAGCCGTCGCGAGGAACGCAACGTAGCGTCCCGGCACGGCTATGTACGAGCAGAGGACTGACATGGACAGCGACGCTGAACCCATCGTGCAGGCCGAGACTCCGTCCAGCGGGGCGGAGGAGCAGGTCAAGCAGGACACGACGCAACCCATCGAGGCCGAGCAGGCTGAACCGATGGACGACGACGATCTGGTTCTGCAGCAACTGCTCGACGAGTTGTCCGCAGAGGAAGTTCCGGCATCCAACGAGGATTCGTCCTCGTCCGATCCGGAGCCAGTCTCGGAGACTCCCGCATTCGACCGTGATGCGGTCGCCAAGATCCTGAAGAGGGATGGCGTACCCGACGAGATCATCCGCACCGCGACGCCGGAGACCCTGTCCAAGTGGGCAGAGGCTGCTTCCAAGCGTCAGAAGGACGTTGACTCGTATGGCGGTCGTCTGAAGGAACTGGAGGCACGTCTCGCGAGCGCGCAGCCGGAAGCGGCGGTGCAGGCCAACACGCCTGCAGTCCCGCAAACCCCGGCGGATCCGTTCGCGCAGATGGCGGCGGTGTACGGCGAGGATCTCGTCGCTCCCGTCCGCGCAGCCTTCGTTTCCCAGCAGCAGCAGATGCAGGAGCAGATGCTGCTTGCGCAGGCCCGTGCCGCCGATTCCTCGCTGCGAGTCCAGTACGGAGCCAAGGCTCCGTCGTGGGACAGCGTCGTGGCGAAGATGTCGGAACTCGGGGCTGCAACGCCCGGTGGATATGCAAGCGTCGATGCACTCGCCGCTGCTGCCTATCAGGCGATCGTTGGATCGAAGCCGTCCACGTCCGTGAACCCGCGTGCCAACCAGCCGACCGCCCCGAAGGGTGGGCCTGCCCCGGTGAAGCCGCCCCCGCGCGACGAGGACGACGACATCCTTGACCAGATCATCTCGGGCGGAAACAGTCGTCTCCGTCCCGCAACACGAAAGTAAGGAGCAAGGCAAATGCCTTCGATTACCCAGTTCAACGACTTCATGCAGTCCACCGGGCCTGCGTACCTGAAGTCCGCCGATGCAGTCATCAACGAGGCCGTCAAGAACAACTACGTCCTCTCCCGTCTTCTCAAGGAGAAGGCCAGCGAGACTCTCGTTCAGGGCGGCACGTCCATCAAGGACGTGATCGTCTTCGACGACGCCTCGACCTACCAGAAGTACCAGCCCAACGACACGTTCACTTGGACGAACCCGCAGGTCACGGACACCCTGACCGCGCCGTGGCGTTTCTCGATGGACTACATGTCGTGGACGGATCAGGAGGTCGAACTCAACGACGGCGACGCCAAGGTCATGTACAAGCGCCTCAAGCGCATCAAGGAGATGCGCATGTGGACTTCCATGCTGAACGGCATGGAGAACGACCTGTGGGCGCCGTACATCGGCAACTACGGCAACATGGAGACGGGCGGCAAGGAGCCTTACGGCCTCCCCGCGTTCATCACCGAGATCATCAACAGCGTCACCACCTTCGGTGAGCGCGGTGGCGCTCCTACCGGATGGACGAACGTCCTCGGCATCAACCCCACCACGGACGCCCGTTGGTCGAACCAGATCTCGTTCTACGACCGCGCTCTGACCCAGAACGCCGCTCCGGCTTCGTTCACCTACTCGAACCACAACGCCGGAACTCGTCAGGTCGGTGGTCTGTTCACCGCGATGGACGAGATGTACCTGAAGGTGCAGTTCAAGGCTCCGCTGACGCAGCGTCAGTACTTCGAGGAGACGAACTTCCAGCGCCAGATGATCCTCGCGTCCCGTCTCGGCGTGAACACCTACAAGCGTGCTCTCCGTGCGTCCAACGACATGCTCGTCAGCCCGCAGGACAGCGCCTACAACACCCCGACGTTCTCGGGCATCCCGGTCGAGTACTGCTCGAACCTCGATGATGCGGCGATCTTCCCGTCTGCCGCTGGCACGATCACCGACGACAAGTCGGGCCGTGACGGCGCGACTCTGTCCACGACGATCACTGCCTCGGAGTCGGCGCTGACCACCATCGACAAGGGGCCGCGCTTCTGGTTCGTCAACGGCCAGTACCTCACGCCGATCTTCCACAGCACCCGCTACATGAAGAAGCACGACGTGATGCGTCACCCGAACCAGCCGTTCACTTGGGTGCAGCCCGTCGATTGCTGGTGGAACCTGTTCTGCAACAGCCGCCAGCGTCACGGCATCGTCGCCCCGGTCAAGACCACCTGATTATGAAACGGGGGCGGGAGCGATCCCGCCCCCTTCACCTCACAAGGAAGGAATACTCACATGTCGGTTCTTCTTGAAGCATCTAATCACGGAACGCTCGGCATTCAGCCGAGTCCTCTCATTCTGACGTGCCGTAACAAGGAGTCGTCTGCTCTTGCGCAGTACGCACTCGTTCGTCTTGACTTTGCACAGACGAGCGAAGAGGCCGGGTCTGGCAATGCGTCACTCGGTTCGGCCTCCAACTCCAAGTGGGCAAACGTCGCTCTCGCTCCCACTACGACTGCCGCTTCTAGCGGTGGCATTTATGGGGTCACGCAGGAAGCGATTCCTGCTGGTGGTGTTGGAAAGGTGATGTTTGCCGGAATCACGCAGGCAACCAGCGCCTCTCTCACCTATGCGGTTGGTGAAGCAGTCGGTCTGACTGCCAGTGCAATCACCGCTGGAAACGTCAGCAACGCTACGGTTACCACGAAGGTTGGCATCTTCGTCGGTACTGCTGGAGCATCAACTGCTCCTCGCATCCTGCTGGCGGGCAACATCTCGTTCGGCACCTGATAGTGCAACCATTCACCACTGGCCGGGGAAACCCGGCCAGTGGAATTACCAATGCTCACCTACGGCGATCTCAAGAACCACGTCCTGCTTGCCATCGGCGGTCGTCCATCGACGGCCTCCGGGCAGACCGTCGCGGAACGTCAGGCGGAGATCATCAACACCGCAGGGGAGCATCTGTTCACCCACCCGTGGAAGTTCCGGGAGGCGACCGCGACCGTCACGACGGTCGTGTCGCAGTCATACGTCGCGCTTCCCTCCGACTTCGCTGAACTGACGCAGGTCTGGAAGCAGGATCAGCCTCTGTGGATCCAGTCCCCGGAGGAGGTCGAGACGGCTCGACAGACCAACTACCCGGATCTGACGTGGCGCGCATACGTCAAGACGGTGCTTCCCACGACGCTTGCCCCGACGCAGTCGTTCCGTCTGGAGTTGTATCCGACGCCGACGAGCGCGGAGTCCCTGAAGGTGCTTTATCGAACCGGGTGGCAGTCGGTCACCAGTTCGACGGCAACCTCGGAGGTCATCTCGATCCCGAAGCACGTCGAGGCAACGCTCATCTCGTATGTCCGCGCCGTCGCGGAGGCATACGAGGACGGGCAGCAGAGCCAGCGGTTCGCGGAGATCGAGGCTGGCCCGATCTTCGGAGCGGCCAAGCAGAAGGACGGAATGGTGCAGAGCCATTTCGGTCAGGTACAGCCGAACCTGTGGCGTTCCGGAACCCGGAACGGCCCCGGATTCATCATCCTCAACCCAGTGCAGAATCCCTCGTAAGGAACGACCATGAGCCTCATTGGACTGAATCCCACGATCACCGCCACCCGGACGCTGACTGCCCCGCTGGAGGTTGCGTCTCCGTCCGACCTGACCCTTCCGTCCTCGCTGACGGTTCGCAACAACACGACGACGACGCCAGTGACCACCACGTCCGGGGCGACCGCGCGGATTGTCCTCGGCGCGCGCCTGAACTACGCCAAGATTCAGACGGCATCGAGCGCAAACGCAGGTCAGGTCGTCCTGCACGTCATCGGCTGGAACCGTGGTGACGATGGTCAGTGGCGTCCGCAGTTGCTGACGACCTGCACTGTCACCAATGGTGCTACCACGACATCGGTCAACGGCGCAAACCAGTTCCTCGGGCTGACCTACGTCAAGAACTTCGGTGACTGCAAGATCTACAACGGCAACACCGCTGCCGTGCATGGCGGGTTCATCATCGTCGATCTGTGCGGTGCGGAACTGGTCGAGATCGCCATGACCGCGTCCAGCACCCCGACCGCCAACGCCCTCATCGGGTTCATCTGATGCACGCACGCAACCGGACATGGCTGCTCGGCTCTGACCCGGTCGAGCGTTGTCGGCAGCGAACGCTCCCGGTGGAGGGCGGCGACGGCTCCACGCTCTCGCTGGACTTCACCACGGGCGTCCTCGACCCGCGCCTGTCGTTCACGCGCACGACCAACGCCACCTTCATCAACTCGCAGGGGTTGGTGGAGTTTGCCGCCGCGAACATTCTTCGCAATTCCGTCATGGCCGGTGGTTCGACAAGTGGATTGTCTGCCCCGACATCATGGGTTGCTGGGTTCACCGGAGAGTCATATCGCACACAGATGGTGATTGACGGCTGTGAACAATGGAAACAGGTTGCATCGTCAACCCGTCCATACATGACAATCACGATTCCGAATACGGAATTGGCAGTTGGTGTTCAGTACGTTGCATCTGTGTATGTTGATTCACTTACAACCGGAACGTTGTTTGCCACTCTGGACAATTTCTTGAGTTACAACGAGCCGTCCGGAACAACCGTTAGTTCGGTAACGTGGGTTGCTCCCAACGGAAGTACTGGAGCCTCCCAGCCGCTTGCTATTGGTCGTATTCAGTTGCGGTTCGTGCTATCCGCGATTGGTGCAAGTGGCTTTCAATTGCGAATTGGTATTGGAGTTCAAAACACCGCCACGGGTACAGTTGAGTTTTCACGACCACAATGTGAACGCGGAACCGTTGCAAAGCCGTTCCTCGCAAACACGAGTACTAGTGCGGCGAACTACAACACTCCCCGCTTCGACTACGACCCGACCAGCATCGGCACTCCGCGAGGGCTGCTGATTGAGGGGAGCGCGAGCAATCTGCTCAAGCACTCGCAAGGACTGTTTACTAGTTGGATTCAGTTTGGAACCGTTGGTGCGCTCACGACCGGAATCACTAGTCCATCCGGTGATTCTTCTGCCGTAAGCCTCAACCTGAATACAGCAGGAAACAACGGCTACTACACGAACAACACCCAGATGGGCTACACCAACACCGTTGGTGCTACCTACACCTTCAGCATTTGGGTTCGCGCAACTGGCTCAACCACAAATCTCAACATTCGATTTGGCGACTCTGCTGTCGGGTATTCGGCAAACATCCCGATCACGACATCATGGCAGCGGTTGCAATACTCGTATGTAGCCGTTGCGGCAAGTGGCCCGACGATTGCAAGTGCCACCGGAACGGCTACCGGGGTCGTTGAACTTTGGGGCGCACAACTGGAAGCAGGCTCCGGCGCATCCTCGTACATCCCGACCGGGGCAAGCACGGGGAGCAGGGCGGCGGATTTCTGCACGATGAGCAGTATCGGATCTTGGTTCAACGAACCATCCGGTACGTTCGTATCGAAAGTCACTTACACAGCGTTGAGCGGAGACAACTCGGGAATCGAAATCTCCGTAGGAACTGGCGCAAGTGCTTCCAATCGAATTGGCATCAGAAAGGGATACGTCGATTACTACAGCGGCGGCTCTCAATCCGCTGAAATGTATCCAACCGTCACCAGCGGAAATGTTCGCATTGCAACCGCATACTCGGCCCTTGACTTTGCGATGTGCAGCAATGGCGGAACCATGAGAACAGATTCAACCGGAGCCGTTCCCGTAGGGTTGAATACATTGAAGTTGTATTCGGATGCAGGAACCTCCAATACTTTGTGCCTGTTTGGATGGGTGTCATCGATCAAGTACTGGCCGACCCGCCTCCCGAACGCACAACTCCAAGCCCTGACCACCTGACATGGACTACCTACTCCGCTCAACCACCGAATCCGACCTTGACGATGCCCTGATCGCAGCAGGGCTTGCCGAGGAAGTCACCGACGAGGACGGCGAGGTCATGGTGCTGCCCGTCGCAGGGGTCACGCTCGACCGCATCGGGCCGATCCCGGCACAGGTGGACGAGGAGGGCGTGATCCTGCGCCCCGGCGACAACCGCTACCACGCGAACATCCGCGTGTCGTTTGAGTTGACGAAGGCGCAGGAGGACGAGTTGCCGACGTTTGAGCCGATCCCGACGATCCCGTATCGCGTGTTCATCTAAAGCCATGACAATCGAAAAGACGAACATCAAGGTGAGCCTGTCCACGGCGAACTGGATCGCGCTCTGCGCGATTGCCCTCACGCTCGTCGGAATGCTCCTTCCCGCGTATCTAAACCACGACCGCCTGCTGATGCAGGTCGTGACGAATCAGGACAGCATCAGCAAGCGCCTCGACAAGATCGAGGAGAAACTGGAAAGGCACGACCGATGAGCGACATCCTCAAGAACTCGTCTTGGAAGACCACGGGCGCTGGCATTGCGGCGATCCTCGTCGCGATCGGCGCTGTTCTCACCTCCCTGACCGACAACGACCCGCTGACCGTCCCGGACTGGGGTTCGCTGGCCGCTGCGTGCATTGCTGGCGTCGGCCTGATCTTCGCCAAGGACAACAAGAAGGCCGAGTGACGTGTATGACCTCGTCAGAGCCATCGTCATGTCGCTGCTGCAGTGGGCGCATTCCGTTCTTCCACGAAGAGGTTCGGGCGTTGACGCTCCTGCTGATCATTCTGTCCTTCGTCGCGGTGGCTCTCGCATTCGCGACTGGCTGCACGCGCACGGTGCTGGTAAGCGAGAGCAGCCCGATCAGGATGGGGCCGCAGGTGCGGGGCAAGGTGTACGTCAAGACGGCTGACGGCTGGCAGTTGGGCGACAACGAGGTTCGCATCCCTGAAGGCTGGTACTGCGTGCCGCCTTCGTTCGTGGAAGAGGACAAGTAATGGCGATCAAGTTGCAGATCCGTCGCGGCACCGCGTCCAACTGGACGAGTTCCAACCCGACGCTTGAGTCCGGTGAGATCGGTTACGAAACCGACACCGGGAACGTCAAGATCGGTGACGGAACCAACCCGTGGACTTCGCTTGGCTACGTCTCCAGCACCTACCCGCAGGTTGCCGTGTCCGGCACGGACATCAATGCCGCCGGGTACAGCGTGCAGGGTCGGTATCCGATCGCGACGACGGTCACGTCGAACGTCCCGTCCGCGTGGACGCCTGCGTCCGACGGCCCCGGCGTCCTGCACGTCACCAAGTTGTCCGGCGGCACGATCGCGCAGTTGCTCGTCTCGACCAAGACGCAGAAGGCGTTCGCTCGCGGCTACGACGGCAGCGCGTGGACGACGTGGGTGGCGGTCAGCCAGTATGCGGGGAGCATCACGGTTACGGAACTTGCCAACGACGCCGTCGAGACGGCGAAGATCAAGAGCGCGACCGGAACGAGCGACGGTGTCACCGACGCGAAGTTGCGTCAATCGACCGCAACATCCGTCATTGGTCGTTCCGCGAACTCGACTGGCGCTCCCGCCGACATTGCGGCAGGATCGGATGGACAGGTGCTTCGACGTTCAAGCGGGGCGCTTGGATTTGGAACGATCGTAAATGCCAACGTCGATGCTTCCGCGGCGATTGCGTACAGCAAGTTGGCGAATCTCGCTGCTGCTGGCGTCCTTGGCGCAACCGCTGCTGGTGCAGTTGCAGCACTTACGAGTGGATCAGGTGGTACTGCCAAGACGGCCCTTGGTCTTGGAACCGCTGCATATGACGATAGCGGCACGTTCCAGCCAATTCTGTCAGCGTCAGCAGGCGCGGGTCAGGTCATTATTAGGAGTGGCGTCGGCGGCAGTGCTGGTGGGCCATCTCTGTCTGTCGGCGCAACCGGACAAAGTTGGATTGCAATCGTGATGAACGTAAAAATTGATTCGATTGCCAGCGGTGGAAACACCGGAACACAATCAGTAACAGTCGTTACTGCTGCAACGTCATATTCGCCTCCATCTAGTGGCTGGCTCACCATCGTTATTGGTGTTCGGCTCTCCTGATGCCATACTCCCCGGTCACACTTCCGTATCGCGGCGTCAGCGTGGATTCCTCGTATTCCGCGCTGCCTCCGGGCTTCACCGCGCAGGCGATGAACGTGATCCCCTACGACGCCTACAAGGGGAAGTTGCGGCTCGGCCAGCGCAGGCCGCTTCTCGGGGCTTACCAGTTCAACACCAGCCCTACGGCTGCGACCCGCGAGGTGCAGGTGATCCTGCGCGCGGATGCATACGTCAGCAGCACGCTGACCCAGCGGTGCATCGTTGTTGCTGGCGGAGAGGTCTACGTCATCGACAACGGTGGCACTGCGACACTATGCACACGCGGTGCTGGCATCAACGCCATGAAGTCGTCGGGCCATATTGGCGCGGCTGTGTTCGGGCAGTACTGCTACTTTGCGGACGGCGAGTTCTATCGGAAGGTTGACATCACTAGTGCGACTCCGGCAGTCTTGAATTGGACGCACGCAAACGGCCCGTACAACTACATCGGCAGCGGTGCAGATCGAGCGACGTTGCTTGTCCGATTCGGCGGTCGTCTTGCCATGTCCGGACTGAAGTCCGCTCCGAACAACTGGTTCCTGTGCCATATCAACGAGCCGGACGACTGGCATCCGAGTGCTGGAAACGTACATGACGCTGTTAATGGCGTGTCCTCGACGCGATTCGGCGTTCCCGGTGAGCCGATCGTCGCGCTCGTCCCTGTTGGCGAGAGCGGCCTGCTGTTCGCCGGACGGCACACGATGACCTACCTGACCGCCGACCCGGTGGTGACGGACGCGAGGCTGATCGAACTGTCGCGTTCCGTCGGCATCGTGTCCGAGCGTGCGTGGTGCGCTTCAGACGCGCAGACGATCTACATGATGGCGCAGGACGGTCTGTACCGCGTCCAGCCAAACGACTTTCAGGTGACGAAGAGCGGTCGCATCACGAGCGGTCGCCTCGACACCTTCTTCCAGCAGCAGAAGTTCGACGCCCTGAACTGCGTGCTTGGCTACGACGCGGAGGCGCAGAACGTCTACTGCATGATGTCGCGCACCGACCTCCCTGCAAGCAGCGTCCACCTGCTCTACAGTCAGGCGACGGACGCCTTCTGGCCGATCCAGACCGGGTGGCCTGCGTTCCATGCCCCGACCTGCTGCGGAGACTTCCCGTTCGGTGACTCCCGCGCCCCGATCCTTGCCTTCGGCAGCGAGGACGGATACATCGGGTGGTTCGACCGCGACCTCGTCTCCGGCGTGGACGGTCAGGCTGCGGTCGGGTACAAGGCGGTGAGCGATTTCACCGTGGACAACACGGAGGCGGCGGCGCAGAAGATCACCAGCAGCCTGACATTCGGCCCCGTGCTTCAGCCGTCGCTCGGTCAGGTGATGATGAAGGACGTGCGCATCGAACTGACGATGGACGAGCCGATCGAGGAGTCTGCGTTCAACACTCCTGTTGAGCGTCTGTCCGGCCCGTTTGCGTCGATCCTGTCCGGTCAGACAGCCGAGGAGGCGATCGGAGAGAACATCACCTCCGTGACCGTGACCGAGGATCCCGACTTCCCGGAGGTGCTGGTGGACTGCGGAACCCATGCGGTGTTCAGCCCGACGACCACCTACGACTGCGGCGTCTACAACACCTCGTGGTCTACGGCGACGGACAAGGCGCTTGACCTGTTCTACGAGACGGAGATCGCCGGGACGTACCTGACCTCCGACACCCTCATCACCGACCCGACCGGGCGTACCTACACCAAGCAGGTCAACCAGATCTACAACGTCGGCACCACGCCTCCCGACTGGGTGATTCGGCACGCGACCAGCCCGACGGCGACCATGATGTCTCGGGACACCACCCTTCCCGGCACGTCGGCTGACACCCCCGGCGGAACCTACGTCTATGCGTCGGCACAGAAGTCTGCCGGGTTCGCGCTGCCTTCGGACATCACGTCCCCGCGCTACACGGTCAGCAGCGCGACCTACGACAACACCAACCAGAACCTGCTCGGGACGCTGCTTCCCGGCAGGAACGACGCTTTCCGGTGCCGGATCCGCGATCAGGCGGCGTATGTGCGA